GACAACTCACCCTCTTTTCCCTGTCATTATGTCATATGCGGTTGTAAAACTTTTTTGAAGAAGTTTATCTTACCGCATATTAGTCTAGCAGTACTCTTGGTTTCCAGCCAGTTTTAACCAACCTAAGTAGGGCGTGTCGCATTGCATCGTTTGCGTGACCCTCCCCTCCAACGTGCCATGTCCCAACCTTTTTAAGGGCTTCATTAGGGAACATAGCTTTTGCATCGGCTGGCGACTGCATAACTATGTCGTCAACGCTGTATCCAGCCTCCCTACATAGGTGCTTAAGAACCCCTATCTGCTCAAGGCTGTAGGGCGCTTGAGAATTACGGACTGTCTGAGCATTGATAGTAAAGCGCTCGCAGACAACTATAAAACTCTCGTGCAGTTTCCATCCTTCTAATATTGGTTTTAGATAAGAAGCAAATTCTTCTGGCTGCAGTTCACTTGATAAAACTTTTACAGGTGTCTCACCATCAAGAGACATTAAAACTACTCCAGTTGCTTTTCCTGGATCGACAGAAAGAACATACTTTGTCATCGGTACTTTTGCCCCCAGTTTTCTAGTGGTCCATCTACATCAGCAGTTAGTGGCACAGACCAACCTTCGGTTGTAGTCATACATTGACGAACTAGCTGCTTAACTTCTTCAGCATCTTTACGAGGTGCTTCAAGAACAATTTCATCGTGTACTGGAACAATAAGGTAATCGGTTAAGTCTGCTTGGTCAAGCTTTACAAGGTTTGACTTAAAGACTTCAGCAGCTCCGCCTTGGATTAGATAGTTGACAAGAGTGTAGGTGCGGTCTTCATCGCAAGGAATACGACGACCAGTCCAAGTGTGAACATAGCCTTGACCTTCATTACGAAGTCTTGTCTGACCAATATGGTCAACTTGTCTTTGGAAGATAGACATTCCTGGATAGTTAGCATCAAAAGAGTCAGACACAGAACGCATCTGTGCTTCTGGCACTCCAGCAGTTAGCGCTTGCTTTGCTACACCTGCACCGTAGAGTCGTCCGTAAACAACACCCTTGATGAGATTACGGCGCTTGTCAGATTTTTGCATATCTGGTTCTTGATAAACCTGACGACCAATCTCGGTAAAGGGATCTGAGCCAGTTGCATCTGCCTTATGAAATAGCGAGATAAGGTTTTCATCTTCAGATAAAGATGCAAACATACGGAACTCAACCTGATCCAAGTCGGAAGTAATAATTACATTTCCTTCTTCTCTAGGAATAAACGCTGTACGAACAGTGTCATCTCCCTTTGGAAGAGTCTGTAAGGCTGGGTCTGTAATTGACATACGAGATGTGCGAGCACCTAAAGTCTTTACAGAAGGGTGCACGATGCCATCAATAGACTTTTCCATAAAGTTAGAAAAGTAGGTATTAGCCAGCTTGTCTGCTTTTCTTTGCTTAAGAACATTCTCAGCAAGGTTTTTAACATCGTTATTGCCATTAATCATAAGTAATTGCAGCTGATCATTACTAGCAGACTTTGCTCCAGATGGAGTTGTCTCAGTAATTTCTGCTCCGAGCTTTTCTAAAAGCCTAACTAACTGAATGTTGCTTGTAATACTAATTCCACCATAAGTATTTGATGCCCAACTTTTTACAGAGTCCGAATATTGAATAAGTTCATCAAACTTCTTTTTTGAATAATCAAGATCAATACGAGCACCGTTGAGCTCCATACGAGTAACAATCTTGCGAGTAGCCATCTCTAATTCATAAGCACGATTGTATGGACCCTGTGGACCACACTTTTCATAGAACTGTTCCCACAGGCGCATAGTTAAAACTGTATCGAGTGCACCGTAAACCCAGTAAGGCTCATAGTTAGTTGGAACAGTTCCCCAAGTCCAACCATTTTCAATAAGTCCTTGGTCAAGGCTCTCTTGCATTGCAACGGCTTTGCCGTCAACATAGAGAGCAGATAGAGGCTTCAATGCACCAGAACCTAGAGGGTTAATAATGTGAGCCATAATCATTGTGTCGTGAGCACGTTCCCATGGAATCTTCCATCGAGATTGAATATCAAACCAACGAGCTTCGAATGCAATGTTGTGACAAACAACAGGTCCATCAAACTTATCCATTGCTTCGTAAAAAACACCGCCCCATTCGTCCCAAGGAATAGACCAGCCAGTCATACCGTCTCCTACTTGGACAAGACGTAATTTTCCATGCCAAGGAGATAGTGCATCTTCTCTTTTACCGCCAGGCAGTTCACCTGTTTCAGTATCAATTGCGATTGCGTTATGAGGTCTTTTCTCACTAAGCCATGAAATAAATTGTTGCGCCTTTTCTGCAGAATCTACAAGGTGCAGCTTTACATTTCCTAGTCCGTTCGTCACTTGGTTGTCGCTCATCTTTTCCTAACTTCTTAAGGGATCATCTCAATTCTATATATAGAATCTATTTTTTCATCATTCAAGGCGGCTCTTTCAAGTAACCTTTGTGCAACGTTAGTAAGGTATCTTGCACCACCAGAGTCATATTTGTAAAGCGCATCCAGTACTGGCTCTGGGTCTTCGCTTACTTGAGCCCAGTTTCTATCTGTTTCTGGAAATATAATAGGCATACTAAAGATAGGGTTGCATTCTTCACAAGGAATGGCATCATCCCTTAGGTCATCAGCAGTGCCTTCCTTTAAGCCATAGCGTTTTACTAAAGAACATGTGGGTGAATGGAACACTGTAGATACACCTATACGAGAAAGAATATAAGACCCGTTTTCTGTTTTGTAAAGCTTAAACTCAATCCAGCGTGTCGAACCACGACGCCAAGAGGAGGATTCTCCTAAAAGACGCCCGTTAAATTGAAGAGTTCTTGATCCATCTTTAACTTCATGCATTATGGAGCTGTCTCCTCTTCTGTTGGAGCTGCAACATGTTCTCCAGTAACTGGATCGTGGTAATGACCTGATTCATCATTTTCTGGTCTATAGCTTAAGAAGTTCCACCAAGAGACAAGTTCTTGAAAAATATCATTAAGTTGAGCCCATTCTGGGATTAGATATGATGTTTGATGGTTTCCTACAGGAATCATAGTTGAAGAGGCAGCAACCTCTTTAAAATAAAGAAGAAGATTATCTAAATGCTGAGCAATAATCTCATCTGTTAAAAATTCTCTTTCTTCAATATTGTAAAAATTTACGCCAGTTTCTACAAATACACCGTCTAAGGCTTCAATAACCTTTTTAATAGTCGCTGGTTTGCCGGGCTCATAAAAAGCTGCGTATACAATCATTTAATCTCCTTAAGTCGCTTAATCTCTTCTGAGAGTAAGTCTATATCATTTTGTTGTTTTTTGACGAGCTCTAAAACAAAAACAGAAAGAAGACCGTAGTTAATGCTATCTACTTCTCCTTTTTCATCATATCCAACAATTTCCTCTACACCAAGCTCTAAAGCTTCTTCAGCAATATATCCATAATCCCACTCGCGGTTTTTGCTAGCCATTCTTGCTTGATTTTTATATTTGAATTTTTTTGGTTTTAAAAGAAAAAGTTTTTCTAAATCTATAGTGTAATCTGAAATTTCTTTTTTAAGTTTTATTGTAGAACTGGTAGTAGTGATAAAGTGAGTATGGCCTCCGTGACCGACGTGACTACCTGCCATAGACGTATCATATCTTTGACTTGCTGCATACTGACTATGTGTGTGGTTAGCAGCAGCAAAACCAGAACCAGAAAGAGCAACGCTTCTACTTCTACCACTTCCACTAACTGTTATGCCAGTTCCACCAGTCACATTTGTTAGAAGTTCTCCTGGAAGTCGGTTAATTGATACAGTTCCAGTACTGATTGATCCAGCGTTTACGCTATCAATTTTTCCGTTTGTAATACCACCAGCTAGCATAGCGTTAGTAATAGAAGGTATTTGAGATGTTGCAAAGGTTCCACTAGTAATTTGAGATGCAGGTAAACCTGGAATTTGAGCGGTAGCAAAAGTACCGCTGGTGATTTTGGATGCAGGTAAAGATGGGATTTTGTCAGCTGTAAGTGCTGGTATTCGAGCATCAGCAAATACTCCAGAGGTGATTTTACCTGCAGCTAAGTCTGGGATAAAAGAATCTGCAAATGTTCCAGAAGTAATTTTAGAAGTAGCCAGACTTGGAATATTTGAGTCAGCAAGAGTTCCGCTTACTTTTGAAGCAGATATAGAACTAATTTGACTGTCTACTACGCTTCCAATAAGTTTAGAAGTAGACATTCCAGAAATTTTTGAATCTGGGATACCGCCAGCAAGCTCATCTGTTCCAACAGAGCCATTTAAAATTTTGTCAGATGTAACAGAATCTGTCCCAAGCTCTGTGTTACCGACAGCGCCATTTGCAATCTCATCTGAAGTTACAGAGTTAGGTGCAAGAGCATCTGTCCCAACAGAGTTTGAAGCAAGAAGAGCTGAGGTAATAGAATCTTCTTCAATCTCAGCTGTGCCTACTGCAGCAGCAGCAATAGATCGTCTAACAATGGCATTGTCTGCAACAATTTCTTCATCTACAGCTCTAAGGGCAAGATTTCTTGTTGCCACTGTTTTAGAAGCAAGGCGAGAAGCAGCAGGGCGTGTTTCTAGATATCTAATTCTTTTTTGAATATCTGTAAGATTTCCAGAGATACTTTTTCTTCGTGATCTACGACGAGTTGCCACCGTTATCTTCCTTCCGTATTTCTTGTAAGGCCAGCTTGTTCTCCAGCCATATCTACCTTCCAGTCTGTAATTAGTTCTAGATTTACAGTTTCTGGAAAAGCAGGATTGTCTGGAACTGAGACTTTATATGATGCAATTTTTCTAACAATAATGTCATCTCTTGGTTCTTGATCGTCAGCAAGACGAGCTAGAACAAATGGGTCATCAATAATAAGTGAGCACCAATCTCCTGGGTTGTATGTTCCTAGGACAGGAGTCAAAGATCCATTTACTGTCAGATTAAACTCCCCCATAGGAGGCTTTGACTCATACAGATACTCTTTAGCGTATTCATATAAAACATCTTCGTCGCCAGTGTTGTTGACTACCTCGACTTGGTCAAGTAAAGGCCAGCTCTTACCAAATGGGTTATTAAGTAGGGATATATCTGCAGCTACAGCGTAAGGCTGACTAGCTGCATCTGATAAATCTGAAATATTTCCTTCTACAAAGAAACGAGTTGCTGCATCTTCTGCACTCTCTTCAACACTAAATGTAGAAATACTTCCTGGATACTCGAATACAACTTGATTGTAGCCAAGTCTTTCTGCGTCTGTAGGATCTGTTGAAGTATCTTCTAAAGGATTTGGGTTTTCAATGTTTAGTAAAGTAAGAGTTCTTGTAAAAGATGCAGTAGTTAAATCGTAATCACAATCAATTCTGTACTCAAAACCATTAAGATCATTAGAGTATTCCTCTAGAATCTCTCCAACGCTTTTTAATTCAAAGCCTCTCAGGTACTGTGTGTCCTGATAGAGATTACTTGTCTCATTAGTCCCAACTTCAATACCTAAATTAGAGTTTGAAGAGTAAGGTCCATATGTTCCATAAACTAACTTACTTCCAACACTTGCAGTTCCACCAGAAACGCTGGCTGAAGGAATGTTTCTAACGTTTTCCTTTGAGTAACTTATAGTGTTAGATGTTGCAGATGTAATAATAAAAGTTCCGTCAAAATTTTCATCTAAACGTTCGTTAAAGAAAGAATCTACTCCAGATAGAGTTACGCTTTGTCCAGCTCCTACCCCGTGAGGTATATGAGTTGTTATTGTTGCTACATTATTAGTAAGAGCTTTATTTGTAACAAAAAAAGTTCTCATACCTGGCAAGGTAGTTAAGGGTATATTTGCCCCTCTATCCTCAAAAACTACAGTTTTACTGTCAGGAATTTCAGTTGCTGTGTGGTAACCGTTAATTGTTGAATCAACTTCAACCAGTTCAAACTCTTGACCTGGAACCAATTCATGGTCTTCAAGAGTTTTAATAGTTACAAGCCCTTCGTCTCTCTTTTTAGAGATAACCGAAATTTCTATAGTTTTACCTGGCTCTATAACATCATTAGCAAAAAATCCTGGACGGGCATCAGTTGTCACAGAAATATCGGTGGCTACTTGAAAAACAAGATCTCTTACAAAATCGTAGGTGTCTATAAGCTTTCTTGCAGCACCGCTAGTTATAGCAGTTGAGCCAACATTAGGAGCTGCAACTATATAGCTAAAACTTGTAGGACTTGTTACGGCAGTAATTTTATGCGTACCATCTACTGAAGGGTTGGTAAAAGTTACCTTTACAAAATCATTTTGCTTAAATCCGTGAGCTTCTTCTGTAATAATTGTCGCAGCACCATTGGTAACAGAAAAGGAAGAGACTCCAATAAACTCAGAACCATAAACTAAAGTCTGCCAAATGTGTCTATGATAAAAGTAGCTTGTAAATTCTGAAGCATCTACTGTCAGAGATTTACTTGATTCATCATATTTTCTAGCCCAAACAATGCCTCCCCATACGCAAACATCATTACGCATAACATATAGACCTGTGCGGCCTGGCATTGTTGATTCATATAAATTTAATTTGTTAGTTGCAGCTATAACAGGAATATTCCCGCTAAAAGAACCAGCTTTACGAAGCTGTCTTTCATATGAAACGCCTGAAAAAGGTACTTCAGCTAATACTTCATTAGAGACTAGGTCTGTAAGAAAGTATCTATAGTTAACGTCAGTTAGTATCGCGTCTATTGATGTCATTTATATCCTTTTTTAACCTAGCCAACCAGACCTATAAAACACTTTTAATAGTCCAGTACTTACAGAGTTTTTATCATCTGCAAACTCTATCTCATTTTCTCCGGGTTGTAAGAAGAAAAACTCGGTGAGAACATCTAGTTTTGCTCTAGCACCTTCGTAACTACCATTTAGAGCAACATCTCTAGTTAAAGTATCAATGTCTAAAATATCTGGGCCAAAGTCTGCTAAAGCTCCAGTCAAACCAGGAGTAAAAGCTATATTAGCTTTTTTAACAGCAATACCAGAAGCTTCTACTTCGCTTAAGTCAGTATTAATAATGTTTCCATTGATAGTTGCAGATCCAGCAGTATATGATGCAAATGGGAGGCCACCACTTACTCTAACTTCTCCAGCATCTGAAGTAGATGCTATAGATCGTGTCCTTGTCACATTTGCACCTAAAATATAAACAGATCCTGCCCCACCAGTTGGTGCAGAAGAAGCGATTGTTCCAGAGCTTGGGGTAGTGTAGGTAAAAGTATTAGTACCAGTAACAGTTGCAATCCAAGTACCTGTCAAAGACGATTCTAGACCAACTACTCGCACATACTGTCCACTAGTTAGGTTGTGAGCAACTGATGTAGTAATCGTTACTGTGCTTCCTGCTCTAGCTCTTAAAGAGATAGGAGGAGCCACTATGGTTGAGTCAATAGCTGGTTTTCCTACTCCGTTAAGACGAATAACGTTATATTGTGGGGTATCTAATACCGTGTATGTCCCGTTGTAATCGGTTCCTAATCCAGATACAGTGACGGTTTCTCCAACAATAAAGTTATGAGTACCTCCAAATGCAATATCAAAATTTCCTCCAGCAACAGTTGCAGAAAAAGGTCTAATAGATAGAAGACTAACTTTTCCTGTAGAAACACCAATAGGTGCCTCGTCTGTTCCAGTGGAAGCAAATACATATGTAGTGCTGCTAAGAACTGCAGTTACAGTAAATGTTCCATTGTATGAAGTGTTTGCTAGATCTTGAATTACTATTGTATCTCCAACACTTGCTTGAATACTTTCTGCAACAGTAATAGATGCAACATTTGAAGATCGTGAAGTTGTTGTTACTGTAGAGCTATAGAGTCTAGGAACATCATATGTAAAGGAAGAAGTTGAGGGTAGGCTTTTAATAATAAAAGTACCGTTAAAAGGATTTTCAAAATCAAGAGCAATTTGATTAGTAGTTCTTTCCATACCAGAGACTGCAACTACTTCATTTTGAACAAACCCATGAGTTGTGCCCATAGTGATTGTTGCAACATCATTAGTCATAGATCTTGAACTAATACCTCTTGCATCTGTTCTTGTTTTGCTATAGCTAAAAGTTGTTAGGGATGGAACCGAAGTAATTGTATATGTTCCATTATAGTTTTGATCTAAACCTGCAACGGTGACTTGTTCACCTTCGACATAGCCATGTGACTCGCTGGTAGTGAGTGTAGCTATGTTGGACACTAATATAGCTCCAGTAACAGTTCTTGCAGTACTACGATCTTTTGTAAATGTAAAAGTTGTAGGTGTTGGTGCACTGGCAACGGTATAACTTCCACTAAAGACAGAGTCAATGTCTTTTAGAAATACGGTGTCTCCTCCTATAAATCCATGCGCCTCTTTTGTATAAATAGTTGCAACATTGCTAACTAGTTTTTTTGCAACAACAGCTTTTATAATAGCTCTATTAAGAGGAGAGAGGCTGTACCTAAATGTTGTAGATGTAGGAACTTCAGTTATAAAAAAGTCTCCATTTAGATCTGCTTCAGCAAGACCGCTGATCTCTACTGTATCTCCTTGCAGCAATCCATGCGCTGCTGTGGTAGTTAAAGTTACAATATCTTCTAAAGTATCTTCATTAAAATCTACTTGTTTATTTACAATTGAAGATGTCAAGCGTCCTCTAAGATTAGACACAATATAAAGAAGCTTATCTGTAGTTCTGTTGTAGACACGAGCTGGCCCTATGATAGGTCCAGAAATTTCAAAATTAATAGGTACATCAACATTACCGATATTAGTAACAGTTTGTATTCCAGTAGATCCTGTAGTTCTATTTGTAGCTGGAATTTCAACTCTCTCGTATCCATCTGGGTCAGAGTCATTCCACGCATACTTGATTGGGTCTGCAGCTTTTAAGCCAATTGAAAAGTCTGTACGACCTCGTGCAGTTACTGTTTGGATGCTTGGAGCTCCGCTTAGTCTTACAAAAGATGAACGTTTATTATCGGACTCGATGCCTGTCTTTAACCATGCTCCTCTGTATACAAGATTTGTTGCTGCAATAAGACGATCACGAGCTGCTTCTACTAAAGACGGATCAGGGGTTAAAAAAGTTCCCTGTAAATTAATAATTCTCGCTTGATAGCGACCCTTGATATCGTATGAACCATCGCCAAAACCACGAGGAATATCTGGCATATCTGGTTCTGGGTGCTGCCACCAACCTTCAATTTCTGTAATAACCCAAACTACACCGTACTCATCAATTGTGTTAAAAAGAAATTCTCCTAAGGCAATATCGCCTTGAAGCTTCATGCCAGTTAGATGAGGCTGTTGAAGCGGGATTAAGCCACGATCTACCGTGTTGTTTTCTTCTCTTTGATTAAATACTTCAGCCATTATGCAGCACCTTTACGAAGTTGGAAAGCAAGTTGACGGGAGACAAGATTTGCAAGTTCACGTTCATCCATACTAGGTGAAGGATTGACAGTAATATTAATTCCTTGTGAATTTCCAGCAAGCATTTCGATCATTGCTTTATCACGCTTTGAAAGACCGCTTGGGTCAAGAGGCTCGATACGTTCTGGACGACCAGCTTCTGCAACGCGAGCTATGGTTCCTCCAGCACTTGGATAGACAATTCCACCCTTTGCAAAATTAGGAAGTCTATCTACTTCATTGAACTTCCAAATATTTCCTCCAATAAAAGGAACCCACTTAGGAACAACTATTGTAAATCTTCTAGCAACGCTATTCCATGCATCAATAATTCCATTAATTGCCCCTCTAAATGGTGTCAATAGAGCGCTAAATATATTTCCAAAGAATGCTTTAAATGATGTTAAACCACCTTTAAGACCTTCTAAAGCAGTATCCCATTTACCAGTAAATACTCCAATAAATACTCCAACTATAGTTTTAAAGAAGTTAAATACAAACTCAAAAACATTCTTTAAAGCCCCCAGTGCTCTTATAACAGTATCTATTGCTCCACCAAGAGTACCAATTAAAAGTCCACCAATAAATCCAATAACAGGACCAATAATTAAAGCTAATATATCTCCTAGTTTTTCAAAGAATTTTCTTAAATTTTCACCTTTACCAAATACAGTTTCAATTGATTTCCCTAAATCTTCAAGTGTTTTTGCAAAAACATCTTTAAATACTTTTACTAATCCAGAGATAGTGTCTCTTAAAAATTCACTGTTGTCGTAAGCAAGTTTAAATATAGCTACCAAAGCAGCTACAGCTGCAACTACTGCTAGAACTGGCCAAGCAGCAGCTAAATTACCAGCAGCAAGTGCTATCATAGCAGTTCTTAAAACTGCAGCTGCCTTGCTTCCAGCGGGCAAAATAAATGTAAAGAGTCTAACTAAACCTGCAGACACACTTACAAGTATTTTTCCAAAGAAAGCAAAAACAGTTCTTAAAGTACCAAGAGCTAAGCCTACAGCAACAATAGCGCCTATTCCGCTAATTAAAGCTCTTCCAAACTCATTATCAAGTAAAGCAACTATTACCTCAATTGCTCCAGCCAAAGTACCGAAGAATAGTTTAATAGATTCTGCGTCAAAGAAAAGTTTTGTAAGTTTTGCAAAAGCAAGTATAAAATCTCCAACTGCAGGTAAAGCATTATTGGCTATATCCACACCAATTTCATTAAAAATTCTTATAGATTCATTTACTTTAGTTAAAAAGTCAGCAAATCCTGATGTTGCTGCAATATCCATAAATCCTTTAACAATTAAACCAATAGATTCAAGAAGTAAAGTAAAGCTTGTACTTAATCCAAGAATGTATTTATCTAGACTTCCGTCTGCAGCACCCTTTTTAGTAAACTGCTCCCATTTTTCAGTTACGTTTTCAAGCCATGTTAGGAAGTACCAGCCGCCGCCACCTTCACTAAAAGTAGCTTTAATTGTGTTTCCTAGAGTTCCAAGAAGATTTCCTATAGATGTCCACAAGGACTCCATAATCCCTGCAGCTCTTTCAAAAGCTGCTGCTAGCTCGCCAGTCTCTTCTTTTGCTTTTATTGTCTCTAGCCAGCCTTCGGTAAGCTTTTCAACATACTGTAGCCATTTAGTAAGGAAAGGAGAGAAAGCTCCAAGAAGTATTGTAAATGCCCCAGCTAAATTAGCAAAAATTCCTCCCAAGGCTTCTACAGTAGGAGCCATTTCTTCAAATAGTTTTGTTACAGCTGCAACAACTTTTGGATCTCCAAATACCTTTGCAAATTTTTCTGCGACAATACCTAAAGAGGTTGCAATTTTTGGAAGAAGTTCTTCCATAATTGGAAGATATATTTCTACAAGTTCTTTTACTGCAGGTGTAAATTTACTAAAGAAGTTTTCTTGAAGAATCTTTTTTAGAGCTTTTAATCTTTCTTCAAGAGATACTATGTAATCTACAAAATCTTTTGCAGAAGGAGATAGATTTGTATAAGGATCTTCTTTTAAGGCTTGATTATATGCTTTTGCTGCTTTTGCAGCATCTTTCATAGCGTCGGTTACAGCTCTATCTGCTAGCTCTAAAGCTCTTCTTTGTTTTTCATAGAAAGGAGAGTTTGCTTTTAACTCATTTTCAATAGCAACTCTATCTTCTACAGCTTCGTTATAGCCTCTTACAGCTTTAGCTGCATCAATTTCAGCATCTTGCTGAGACTGAATTGCTTTTTGTAGTCCTTCTTGAGCCTTAACAACTTTAGCATTCCCATCTACACCTTCACGATTTGCTTTAGCTGTTGCTTTACGAAGATCTCCATTTTTATCAATAGCACGACGAAGATTGAGATCTGCTTCAGCAAACGCAAGCTCAGCCTCACGGCGAGCACGAGAGTTAGGTGGAAGATCTTGAACACGTTGTAAAGAGTCACGAGCTTTTTCAAACTCAAGACGTGCTTTCTTTTCAGAAATAACTCCGCCTTCAAGCTCAAAGCGAAGTTGTTGAATAGCTTCTTTAGCTTCTTCACGAGCGTCAGTTACATCTTTTAAAGCTTTTTCTGTTGCTTTTACAGAGTTTTGATAATTTCTTTCTGCTCGCTCTGATGCTATTGCAGCATCTGCTTCAGCATCTGCAGAATCACGATATCTTTCTTCTAACTCTGCTATATCTCTTGCTTGTTGCTTAGTTAATTCTTTTAACGCATACTTTGCATCTAATACACGAGTCTCAGCTGCGGCTAGGTTATCGGCTGCGTCTGCAGCAGCATTAGTTCCTTTAATTTGATTTTGTATTGCTTCTCCGACACCGCTAAATACTCCCTTTAAAATAGCAGCAGACACAGCAACTGCAGCAAATATTCCTGCAAGTCCTAACAAGGTTGGGCTCGCTGCTGCAGCGGTGACTATTAAAATACCGATTCCACCAACAAGAGCACCAATTACACCGCCTAAAGCAGTAAGAGCGGCTCCTAAAACAAAAGAAGTTCTTTGTAGATTTCCAAACTGTTCTCTAGCTGCATCTGCTTCTTTTAGTAATCTACCTACATCTAAAAGTTCCCCAGCGTTTCTTCCAAAACCTCTTGCAAAACCTTTAGAAAAACTATCTCCTACGCCATCGCCAGCGTCATTTCCAATACTATCAAGACCAGATAGTCCCTTGCGAATATCATCTTTAACATTTTTGGTGACGGCACGGACAATTATCTCTGCACTACCAACTATTGCCATATACCGTCACCTCCTAAATGTTTTTACTATTCGCCTAATGGAGCGTCTAATACGTCTCCAAAAGGTTTTTTGGAATCTGGATTGAAGTCTGTCGGTGGGACATAAGACTTCGTAGGTTCCTTTAAAGGATCTACTGATACAACATCATTAAGGTCTAGTCCACTAGCCGTAACTTGAGCACTATTCTTTTTCCCTGCTGGGAACTTGTACTCTTTGTTGTACATATGTCTATAGATAGCTTTTCTTACATCAGAACGAGCATCGATTTGTTCTTGGGAAGAGACGTTATAGTCTTCTTCCATGTAATAGTGCAATACATCTAACATTTCAGACATTTCCATCTCCTCCAATCTCATTCCTTGAGTTAAAGCTTTTCCGTTAACGTACGGCCAGATATCTACTGCCCACTCGCAGATTGCTCTGGCCCCAATTGAGGACGGCCTGAGTATTGCTCGGTTAACCAACCAGCAATTTCTCCTAGGGTCTCAACTGTGACGATTGTGTTTGGATCTTCAAGAGTAGCTATAAACTTTGTATAGCTTTCTTCATGCATAGCTTTTTTAAAAAACTCATACATGACTTTAGATGCTGCTGCTGGATCTTGTGAGCCAGACATTGAAGCCATATCTAAAAGTACTTTTCCTTGTAAAGCTGGATAGCATAAAAATTCTTGTCCATGAAGTTTGAATGAGAGTGGCTCTGTATTAGAGTTACCGCCCGATCCAAAATCCTTAAATCGTGTTGTCATAAGTTTTCCTTTTCTGTCGTTGTATTAATTATAGTACTTGTTCTAGAGCATCTAATAAGTATTTATTAGCTTTATTACCCCTATGCAACACTTCGTGAGCAAAAACAACTTGGCCACGAGATACAAAACGAAGAGTTTTACCTGTAGTAGGGCTAATTACTCTAGGTCTAGTTCCTTCGTGATGATAGTACGCATATGGAGCATCATTACCGATTAACATATATTGACCCCTAGGATCTCTAAGGTGTCTTTTATGTATTGTTGCTTTTAAATTACCAGTTCTATATCCAACTCTGCCACGAGCGATAGATCTGATCTGGTCACCTTTATCAGAAAGATACTTTCCAACAGATCCATCAGGATCGTTAATAAGTTTATCTAACCGATTTTCGTAAATTCTGACTCTAACTCTAGACATTATGGAACCGCCATAGTTATAGTCATACTTACTGTCTGAAACCCGCCCTCAGGGGCGTTAGTTTCTACTGTTGCTATAACACCAAGACCAAAACTAGCTGGATCCCATCGATCCAATAGTCTTGAGCTATCCAACAGAATCCATGCGTCATATGCAGAAATTTCTGATCCATCTTGAATTGCATCTCCAGATGGTGCTCTGCCATTAGCTCCTACTGTAGGAACTTCACGAGAAACTTGAACTAACAATGTAACTGACCTTGGGTCATTGCAGCGTCGTGGAGCAGTGGCTTCATCTCCTGGACTTCCAATATACATCTGCAACATAGAAACAACTACTTGCTCACAGTCAACTGATGGGGAACCTAGTGTCCAATAACGACGACCAGGTAAAGGCATTGTATAAGAAGTGTATGTATCAATTACAGCATTAAGCACATTTTGCATAAGAATAGCTAAATTCTTAGCATCGCTAGATACTGTAGCTGGGTTTACATTTAGTCCCATATGTCCTCTTGTCTTTTAGTTTCTTTAGTTATACGGTATAAATTGGAATTGTTCGTTCGCCGAGCTGCATAATAATATTACTAGAAATTAGAGGAACAATCTCGTCGACAGCTGGGTTTGCAAGGCTTGGACGAACAGCGTACATATCTAAAATTCCTGGGTCACGAGGCCCTATTACATCTAATACTTGCTTATAGGTTGCACTGACTCTAACTGTATTTTCTACTCTATCAATTGAAGCAGCGTTAACAATTGTTGATGTGGTGTTGCTGTTAATGTCAGAAAAGTCTAATTGAATAGTCCAAGCGTTGCTTCCGTCAAGAAAATCAGCATTAATTTCTGAGAAATAATAGATATTAGATGCCCCGTCTGCGGTTACATATAGGTCAAATGCGCTAAGTGGGTAGAGAGGAGATGCTCCAGTAATACGACGAGCACGAGGCTGGTCTGGGCTAAATACACGAGCACGAGCACGAGCTTTATCTGGATTAGCGGTTTTTAAGAAAAGATCGATTGCATAAAGACCTGTCTTGAGTTCATCAATAAAGTCTTGATTATCTAAAACTGTGTATGAAACACCTTGGCGGGCAATAGATGTAACTCTTTGTGGAAGAGCGCATGTGTCATCGTCTTCGTAAAGTTTTACTAATTCAGTTGCAAGAATACGAGCTGCTGCACGTCCAGCTGTAGGCGCTGGGGTTCCATATGTGTAAGTAACTTCTACTTGAGAAGGTGACCATCCAGATCCTGGAACACCAAGAATTGTGGAGTGGTCAGATAAATAATACTTATTTGGCTCTATAATGTTTCCATCAAGGTCACGAAGAGTATGTACCTTAATTACTTTACGACCACGAAGGCGAACACGGGAATTTGCTGATGTTCCATCCCCTTGAAAATCATCATCTGCGTAGCGATTAAAACCGCCTGATGCAATGTTTACAACATTGCCATCTACTAAAGTTGGTGTGTAAGTTAGGCTTGATCCGCCTGAGCGAAGGTACGGGTCATAAGAAGACACATAACGCTCGGTTACTGTTGTTACACCGCTGTATTTTCGGCCAGACATTCCCCAAAGAAGATAAGAGGCTGTTTTACAAGCTTCGTATGCATAATCGGAGTCAGTGTATGTACCTAACTCTTCTGGTGTTACCCAAAGATTACTCACACTCTCACCTCGTCTCTAAGTAAGAAGGCGGGCACAAACCGTAGTTGCGAAACCATCGGCTCAGTGCCCGCCTTTCCTAATGAATTAAGCGGTTGGATCCTCGGTTGACGCGATGATAAAGTCAACTGGTAGATCTGCGTTGTAGTCCTCATTACCTGGAACGTTGTATGCAGATGTTGATCCTTGTGAATCAAAATCAGATACTGCAAGATATCCACGGCTACGAAGTACTGAACCAACTGGGCTAACTGCTGTAGATGTAACATCTCCTGCAGTCTTTGCATAACGGAATGATGTTGTTGTAGGAACTGCAGTGATTGTGTAAGTTCCGTTGAATGTTGCATCAACGCCGCTTACAGTCACGCTCTGACCAACTTCAAACCCATGTGCAGCACCTGTTGTAAGTGTTGCAACGTTTGAAGTTAAAGACTTATTTGAAACTGTCTTTGTCAAGTCATCAAACCAGCGATAGAAGCCCTTAAGACCTGATGGGGCCCATGTTGTGCGTGCATATGAGTATGAACGCTCAGAAGCTACTGGATACTCCCAGCGGCCATCTAGACCTGAACCGAATGAAATATTTCCAAGTCCATAACCTTCAAATGTTGTTGCAAGCATTCCATTTTCAATTACACGGTCTCCGCTTTGGCGAAGCTTTGCGTATGGGAATACCCAGTGGAAGTATGGGTTGGTTGCAGCACGGCGACCATCTGCTACAGCATATGACCATACTTCAAGAGCAACACCGTTGCCTGAAGGGTCATCGCCAACGGATGGTGCGGCCCAACCGACTGACTTATTGTTTGGTGATGCGAAAGAACCGAAGTTCTTACGAAG